ATCAAACTCGACCGCAGCTTCAAATTCATCTGGTCTATTATTCTTCATATCCAACCAAAAAGAATCGTCGTGATAGGGACATCCAATACAAGAAGACTTAGCAGGTGTCTTATAATCTTTACCATTATACCATTCGATACAATTTTCTCTTGACATTTTCTTTTCAATTAAAGGCCATCTATTCTTTTGCCACCAAAATCTAGATTCTTTTACTCTAAATACTTCATCAGTTGATATACCAACCCAGGTTTCAACAAACTCTCCTTTTGGAAATCTAGCATACTTTTTCATACCTAACAGTTCTCTGATCTTAGCTGCAATCGGAGTTATCTTATATTCTCTCGTACATTGGCGACGACCCATACCCTTTTTACCTTTTTCATTTATAGTAAAGAAAGGCACAGATACAAACTTACCATTATCTGTTGCTCTTAAAATATCATCGTGAAGATTTCCTGCTTTACAAATGTATACAGGAAAAGATAGTTTAGATTTCAAATAATTTAAATGATCGATAACTGGTCTAGGTTCCCAACCGGTATCAGCAAAGATAGCTGCCGTTGGTTTCTCACCAAATGCTCCTTGGTCCGCCATCAATGCCATCGTTGAACTTTGTACTCCTGCACCTAATGAAAGGATTCTAGCTAGCGGTTTCTTTTCCATGTCTCTGTTTATATAATTTATGATTAGCTATATCAATTACTTTAGCTTTTAGATCTTCTTTACCTACATAAGAATAATGTTTAATAATTTTGTTTATCTTTTCTAATTTTACATGAACATATGGATGTAATAATAAAGCTACATAGTATGCATCTCTAAATCCACATCGCCATCTCCATTGCATTAAATGACCAGATTTTTCTCTTGGCTTTTTCCTAACGGTTCCACATCCAAGTAGATTATGGACTAAACGAATAACAGATTCATCTGTCATAGAGATCTCCATTACTATACGCCAAGTAAATGAAGTACGAGGACTGCCGTCTCTCTTCTTTTTCTTTTCAGTATATTGTTTGTAAGTAATACTTCCTTCACCATCAAATAAACCTGCAATGTATGATGCATCAGTTTCACTTATCATGAGTAATTATCCATCTAACTAGTGTTGTTCCTGGGTTATAATTATCTAACTTGTTAACACAACTAGTTAACAATAAAATACAAAGTATTAACAAATACTTCATAGTTTAAAATTTTGAAGTTCATCTAATTTTTCAGTAGCATCAGCAATCTTTTGTAATTGTTTATCAACCTCGTCTATATGTTGAGGATGTTCACCAATTCCGACTGATTGAGTCAGGTATATCTTAATCGTTGCATCTGCAGCAGATATCTCTGCTTCATATTTCTTTTCTAAAGCTTCAATAATAGATCTTTGAACAGTCATTTGCCCTCCGTATAATCAATTGTTCTACTGTCTGCATCACGCAACCTATCAACCACATCATCAGTTGTGATTGCACATAACTTTTCTAATTTTGCAACAGTATCTTTTAATTCTTTTATCTCTGCACCTGCTTTTCTACAAACAGTTTGAAGATAAATTTTTTGTTTAGTTAAAGTTTCAATTGTATTTTCCATCTTCCTCCTCCTCGTGAACTTCTATTTCACCTTGGTTATTGCAAAACTCACAATTTGCAAACTGTTCTTCACGTGCTTGTTCATAAGGAACTCTAATGAATCCATTACCCTTGCACACTTCACATATCTTTTTCATTTCTTTCTCCTATATTTATTATTTCTTTTTAGAAAGTTTTCCATTTAACTTATCTGCTTTCTCATTGACCAGAATATTAACTGTCTGGGCTCTTGATATAGTAGTGTTTGGAACTATAACTTTTCTTAAAAGATCTAATTTAGTATAGGTATCTTTTGATAGAGATACATTTTTATATTTACTAAAATCTGTCATTTATTACCTTTCTTTTTGTACATAATGTGTAGGACATTATAGTAAAATATAAATTGTTGTCAACTTATATGGTAATCTTTCCTTCATCTTTTACAGGAGTACATTTGTATTGTGGATACAATTGTGAATTGAGTATCATTTCTGGTGTAAAAATGCTGTCAGATCCAAATAGTAGCTCGTAAGCATCACCTAACCCATCTTGGACACATTCATAATAACTGTTTTTAACAGCTGGATATTGTGGTGGATTTCGACATTCACCCTCTACTGCAGAGCAGATATAAACTACTAATAACCATTTCATACTTATCTACCATTATGTTTTAGATGTCGTTTCTTATGTTTATTTAACGACTTTGTATGCCGGCCTGGACGTTTCCTAGGTTTATCTCGTTCTACAAATGCTTTAAATTTTTTCGCCATACTTATCTTTTAACCATTTTTTATCTGACTCTTCTAACTGTAAATATCGAATACATCCATTGATATGTTGTCTAGTATCTGCACCACAATTCGTGCATCTATAATAATCAGTTACAATACCAACTAAAATACTTTCTTCCTCACAGTTTTCACAAATACCTTGAACAGTATCTATACTATTAAAAGCTTTAATTAAAATTTTTTTATCCGACAACTTTGCCATCCTTCCATTCCATATCTGGAAGACCTTCAGAATATTTTTTTCCATCAAAGGTCAATACTTGTTTTCTATTTGATCCTTCTTCATTATAACTTATGTGGATCCATCCGCCTGCAGGATCGTCTTTGTCATAAAATTCCATGATCAATTGATCAAAATCCACGTTATTTTGTAGCCAGTAAGCTGTTTGAATATTAGGCACGCCAAATATTTCTAGGTCGACCGCCTGACCCTTCGCATGCTGTGACGTTTTTTTGCTGCCGATCGCTTCACATAATGCTTCACTACGATATCCGCTAGTAATTGTAACTGGCTTGTCAAAGTGTGCACGTAGCGGTTCAAGAACCTCATAACATAGGTCACCTAAACTTTTAATCTCTCCAGCTCCTGGAGTATTATCAATATTTTTCCTCGTCGCTGTCATCGACTTGGTCATTTCTTCAAGGGTAAAGTGTTTACTAAGTTGCATAATTTTTTCCTATTCTAATATTAATTTTTTTATTGAGAAAGATCCATCTATATTTTTTTCAAGCTCAACCATCGACTTTATACACTGATACTTTATGTGCGATTTAGCTTCACGTCTAGCTGTACGTGCCCCTTTCAAACAATCAGACATTGATGTTTGCAAACGTGCCTCCTTGATCTCTCCGTGTACAATCATAAGTAAAGCTATTGCTAACTCAGTCATATTTTCTTACATCTATTAATATATATAATACAATAATTGAAACTACAGTTCCTATAAAAAATAAACCTATCATATTGTTTTACCTTTGTTTACACCTTGCTTTAGTACATATTTTTGTGTACCATTCTTGCCAGTTTCTACTTCTTTTTTTAAATTTTTTACATAGCTCATTTGTTTTGCTTTTCTTTCCATCGATTCGATGTAATCTATAATTTGTCTATTAATGCGTCCCGTTGCCATTTGCTCTTACCTTATCTTTCAGGGCTTCAAGATCTGCTAAAACCTTTTCCTGATTTTTTTGTAAAAATTGTATGTTAACTTTATTGTGCATCATGTCCTCGATCCGTGTTTCAATTTGCTCGACACTCTTATAAAGATCCTCGAGTAAAAAATGTTGCTCCTGATCAGTAGGGATTTGCTCACTTTTTTTGAGTAAATCATTTTCAAACAGCTCACGTGATGTCTCTAATGAAACTAACCTGGCCGTCAACTCGGTGTATGCGAACACGCCAGCTGCGACGAGTAAAATCAGAGAGGCAACCGTTTTCATCGGCATCTGCACAGCAGCTTCTTCAGATATATTTAAAGGTTTCTTACTCATTTATTTTTGGTTTTGGTAGCGGAAGTATATAGTCTTTTGGGGGAATTTTCAATTTGCTTTTAGAAGGACCTATAAGCTTATCATTCATTAAATTGATCTCTGGGTTCTCTTTTTTATAGTCATCTTTCATATCATCCCACAAACTTTGTGAGTCAGATGGTCTAGTGTTATCTCTTGCAGGAGTTACACCCCTACATTTTGATACTAATAAATCAAAGTTTGAATTGTTTGCAAGACTTGGATTACTATTAACTCTACCACACATCTTCATTAACTCTAATTGTTGTTTGATTGCTACGTTTTCTTTTGCTGTTTTACAGTCTGTGCCTAAATATTTTCTATAAGTAAAGCTTAAGTATTGTTGTTCATTAGTGCTACTGTCAGAATAATTATAATCAGTTTCTCTTTTATCGGTTCTTATTTCAAACTCTCCACATCTTACACCATAGTCGTTAAGGTATTCGTTTCTAGGATACGCAGGTTCTACAAACAAAGCTAGTATTGTAAGAGCTAGAATAATTAATCCTGTAAAATAATAATTCATCCTGAGAACCTCCATACATTACCTGTTTAAATCCTTAATATCATAGTCGTGTTCTCTGACTTGATCTGCTAGTTGTCTGTATAAATTTTCTGCCATCTGCCAAGTGGATTCAGCAGACGTGAGTCTTGTGTTTTGATCTACAATTTTGTCTTCGGCAACTTTTAAATCTCTTTTAAGATCTACGATTTCTTGCTGATTAGTGTTTATAGTATCTGTAAGATTAACAATATAACGAACGCCAGTAAAAGTTCCGACTAGCACTGATGCTACAACCGGAACTAATACAAAATTCTTTTTTAAAAGATCCGCTAAATTCATTAGTCTTTAATCCAAAACCAACTTTTAATTTTTTTCCAAATTTTTTTTAACATTTTGTCCTCCATTTTTATTACAGGTTTACACTGACACCTTTTCTTTTCAAACCTACAATCCATACATATATTTAAACTCATTTTTTCTTCTCCTCAATTTCATAGAAGAACTTGTCGGTATCTTCTGTCCGCCATGCTCTACTATCCTCTACGTTCCACTCAGATGTTTGCACTTTCCAGTCAGGTATATCATCTCTCACAGTGAAAGAAGGTATGTCCCATATACATCTGTTGTTAGGTTGTGCTGCATAATTACCATCATCTAATGCAATTATGTGAGCGCACTTATGTTCGTGCGGTATTTCAGAATGATCTGTATCAAGTATATTACTCTCTGGATGAGCAAAATCAACAGTAAATAAATATTTACCTGGGTGCCACTTTTTATCTTTACCTATATACTTTCCTGCTTGTCCGTCTAAGATATCCCAAGAATGTACAGAAGGATAATAACTAAAACAATTCCAAAGCTGAAGCTCATCAAGTCTACGTTTAGGTACATCCTTAACTTCAAATCCACGTTGGATAAATGCTGTGATAGGGAGTCTATAAAAGATCGCACCATTTTCCATAATAGCATGAAATAAAATAGACTTACCTGTAATAGAGCTAAGACCAAAGATAACACAGTCTTCAACTTCTCCATGATGTTTTTTAAGATCATATAAATATTCTCTTCTTATTTGTGCATAAGTTACTGGTATGTTTGCATTTAAGTAAGCCATAATTAATCCTTATCATATATATCTCCCCAATTTTTACCTTTTTCGTAATCAACTTTATTGGGAACTTCTAAACTAACAGCGTTCTCCATGATTTCAATAATCTTTTTGGCATGTGACTCTGATTCAACCGATAGATCTAATTCATCATGAATTTGTATGTGAGCTATTATACCTTCTTTGTATAATTCTAACATTGCTTTTTTTGTCATATCAGCTGCACTTCCTTGAATTAATTTATTTAAAGATTTGTAAGTGTATGCTCTTTTGATCCCAGGTCCATGTTCCCTGAGTGCATCTTCATGAGACATGGCTTTGTGCATACCAAACATATTTGGTTCCCATAAATGAAAACGGCATAATCGACCCAGAAGTGTACGTATTTGTCCACGTTCTTGAGCACGATTAGATGCCGCGTTCATTAACTGTTTAACAAAGGGAACTTTCGCATGGTATTGGTCAAACAATTCTGCTGCTTTATCTTTTGATACTCCTAATTCTGCTTGTAATTTATTTTTACCCATTCCATAAAATAATCCAAGGTTAATTGTCTTTGCTTGAGATCTTGGAATCTTAGCCATGTCAGCTACGGTTTGATGGAAGTCTGTTGATGAATCATTTTCATAGGCATCAACAACATCATATACAGTTGGAAATTTATGTAGAGCTGCATAATGCACTACTAGTCTTGGTTCTTGTTGTGAATAGTCAAAACATCCCCATGTATGATTTTCTTCTGGTAAAAATAAAGATCTAATCATAGGTCCTAGATCCTTGTTCCGTGCCGGTAGTTGCTGTAAGTTTGGATTATTATAACTGAATCTTCCTGTAACTGTACCACCTGCATCAGATCTTATTTGATTTATCTCTGCATGAATTCTACCTTTATGTTCGTACTTAATTATGGTATCAATGAATGTAGTGTGAGCTTTATTTATCTCCCGAGCTTTAGCTATTTGTTGAACAACTGGGTGAGGATGCTCTTGTAAAAAATTTTTTGTAAAGGATGGTGCCTGTGTTTTTAAAGTTCTTTCGTAAGGTAATTTTAATTTGTCAAAAACTTTGGCAATTGATCTTGCTGCCCATATTTGAACGTCTATGTTACTTTCTTTTTTTATCTGTGACAGTAGGAGGTTTTCTTGGTATTCTAGGTCTTGCTTTAATTTATGAGCACGTTGAACGTCTACTCTTACTCCTAAAAAACGCATGTCAACCAAACAAGGAAATAGATCTGTCTCAAGATTAAAAATAGATTCAATATCTTGATAGATAATTTCTTTTTTAAATATTTGCCATAACTCAAAAGTTAGTTCTGCATCTTTCTCTGCATAAGATCCAACTTCCATTGCAGGCAATTGCCACATATCTGCTTTAGGATCTAATCCTCTTGACTTTGCAGCTTCGTTCAACGCAGCTTCAGATTTACCGTGACCAAGATAATCCCAAGACAATGCATTTAAAGAATATTGAAATCTATTTTCATCTATAAGACTAGCTGCAATCATAGTATCTACTATTAAACCATTGATTTTTATACCTAATTTGCGTATCCAACATACGTCATACATTGCGTTATGAAATATTTTTGTAGCATCAGATCCACAAATGTCTTTGAACCATTCTAAGGTTCTCTTTCTATCCATGTTGGGTCCAGAGCCGTGAGCGATTGGAAAATAAAATTTTCGACCAGGTACAGCAACAGCTATACCAACGACTTCACCTAAACCAATAACAGCACCTGATCCTCTTGTTTTTAATTCTGGATCTCTTGTCTCTAAGTCAATTGCAATCTCATCGTAAGATCTTAGATCTGGGTATTCTTCTGGTTCAATCCACTCTGTTTGTGCTTCAAATCTTGGTATGATCATATAAAACTTTCTTTATTGCTAATCCTATTTCTCTTGCTATTTGAGGAACTATTGCGTTACCTAAAGTTTTTATTCTGTTTGCTCTGTCTTTGTCCAATCCATAGGAAATCCCATTAGGAACTCCACAAACGTTGGATTCAATTTGCCACCAGGTTTGTTTTTGTCCATCCGTATTATGTCCCCAATTATCGACGATCTGTTCTTTTGACTGATCGGAAACGTTACATTCTTCCCGTCGTTCGTCGTCGGACTGTAATACATCTCTTTCTCCAGATATAACATCGCGTCTGATAGTTTTGCTCCGAATGTCGACTCGGGTTTGTTCTTCTTCCTCAGAATAAAACCTCCAGACTTTGTCCTCTCCACTCTCTCCGATTGTTCTCCACCCTCTTCGCATCCCACTGTTGGTGTTGGAAACATCTTCACTGCTGCTGTTAGATTGTGTTGAGCTGCTGCTTTGATTCCTTTCCTCTTGATCAATGTTTCTGGATTCTCCTGTCCCGATGATCTCGGTGTTGGATACATTCTCTTCTCTTCCTCTTCCTTCTGCACTGCGTGACGAAGTGCGAACTGAAGATTGATTCCCTTCTCCTCTTTCTTTTGTTTTGCTCTCTTCTTCCAAGCTTCTAATGTTTCCGATTGATTTGCTAGATGATCTGATCTCTGTGGTGTTGGATACATCCTTTTCTCTTGATCTGCTGCTATTCGTTGACCTAAACTGTGTCCCCGAGTCTTGCCCACTGAAGGTGGTACTTTGTTTACTGAGTCCTTCCAATCCCTTGCGTTCGGTGTTGGATACATCTTCATCGTTTCTGAATCCACTTGTTCTCTCAGATTGGATGGTTTGGTTCTGCCCTTCCTGTGTCCCTGCTGTAGTTTCAGTGTTCCTTCTTTCGATCTTGGAGGTAAGTAATCCATTGTGTTCGGAGTGGCCCACAATCCAGACTCTGTACCTTTGGTGCCAAGCACCGATGCCTGAAGCTGGAATAAGGAAACATTGGACTTCGAAACCTTCACTTTCCAAGTCGTCTTGCACCTGTCTGAGTACCATGCCGTTTTGGATGTTAATAATTCCTTGCACATTCTCCCCAATAACGAATTGGGGTTTGATTTGTTTAATGAGTCTAAACATTTCTGGCCAGAGATAGCGGTCGTCATCTGTTCCTTTTCTTTTACCTGCGACTGACATTGGTTGGCAGGGGAACCCTCCCACAACGACATCTGCGTCTCCTTCTTTTCCTTCGACATTTTTTATATCCTCCTCTATTGGTATGTTAGGAAAGTTCTTTTGTAGAACTCTCTTGCAATATTTATCTTTTTCAACAAATTTTACAGTCTCAAATATTCCTGTAGAGTCTAAGCCTAATGCAAAGCCACCTATACCAGAAAATAAATCAAGAACTTTTAATTTTTTATTCACGAATAATCTCTTTCTAATATCATTTCAAGATAATGAATTGCTTTTTGAATATCTTTTTCTTTTCCTTTTGATTGATGTCTACAAATATATTTTATAGCATTGCCCTCAGCAAATAATAATTTGTTTTCATTAATAAATTCTGCAGGTTGAATTTTCATTTTAGAATAATGTTTTCCATCTACCTGCTTGTTTAATGAGTCGTATATAATTCTTTCAGAAGTTTCATTTATTATCTTAAATGTATCTTTATTTTTCATAAATAATAACCATACCTTTCTATTTTTGCTCTCATCAAGTATAAATTTCTTTTGCTACGTGTTACTCCCACATACCATACTCTATGTTCTTCATCTCTTTTTTTACTACTTTTTACCACAGCTTCTCTTATTTTTCTAGCATTATCTAATAACAACAAAACATTCTCTGATTCACCACCTTTTGCTGCATGAATCGTAGATATTTTTATTCTGGGTTCTTCATTTAAATTTTCTTTATTTGAAAGTAATAATCTTATATAATTCTTTTCTTCATTATTAGCTTTATCAAAAGCCTCATACCAAGGTAACAATTCATTCCAATTATTATCTAACATATAATCTTCAACATCATCTACCTGTGTAGAATCTAGTTCTTGTCCTTCAGACCATCTTGAATAATAAACAGCTGCTTTATATAATTTTGAATTAAAACTTTTGATATATTTGTTTTCAAAATATAAACCTTTAAGTCTAAGTTCTTTTGCAATCTTAATAGATTTATCAATTGTTCTAGTAAGTATTAACCAGTTATCTTTATAGAGATCTACATTATCTATATTATTAATTGTTATGCAGTTTCCCTCTTCATTTTTTGGATGATAATCTTTAATTGCTCGTAAGCCTTCTATTCTACTTACAATAATATTAGATATATCTTGAACTTTTATTGGCACCCTTCTTGATTTTTTTAAAACTACTTCTGTTGCAGGTTCTTGTATAAATCTATCTACATCCGCTCCTGCCCAAGCGTAGATTGCTTGATCATCATCTCCCGCAAGGTACATATCTTTTGTATTTGATTTTAAAATATCAAACATTTGCCATTGTATTGGAGATAGATCTTGAGCTTCATCAATAAATACTACATCAAATTGAGGACATAAATGTTTCTTTTGTATGAACTGATGAATCATATCTGTAAAATCTATTAAGGTATTATTTTTTTTGTATTTTAAATAATTAAGTGCAACATGTTTTAATATGTTAGGTCTTATATCTTTACCATATTCACCGGTACAATATTCATCCCAAACTTCTATGTCTTTTTCTCTAGCCTTGGTTATAATTTGAAAGTATTCATTGTCACAAGTTAGATAAGGTGAAGAGTCTAGATCTCTTTTTGCTTTTACACTAATGCTTAATATTTTACCTAAATCATCATAATGATAATCTTGCATAACATTTTCTTCTTTTAAACCTAATGTATGAAAAGCTAATGAATGCAGTGTTTGAAAATATTTTAAATCTTTTTTTTGAAACTGTTTATTTTTATTTAACATTCTTTCTTTAGCTTCAATAGCTGCCTTTTTAGTAAAAGCAAAGTACCCTATTCTTTCTATTGGTGTGCCTATTCTAATATAAGCTAATGCTCTCCTAATTAATTTTTCTGTTTTACCTGTACCTGGAGGACCGTAAAATTTTTTTATCATAGAATATTATCTTTTTCTTGCATTGGCATTTCTTCTGCATCCTCTTCTTCTCTTTCAAAGAAAGTCATAGGAATTTTTACACAACGAATTGGATTGTGTGATTTTTTATCTGTATCTTTTTTAGGATATCTTTTTAAATGACCTAACTCTGATTTAAATTCTTCTATTAACATTCTACCAGTCTTTTCAAATTTCATTTTCCATTCTTTATTTTTTAAATAATTAAAAAAAACATCCATAGTAAAATATGCAAATCCATCTTCTTTTAAAATAGATCCACTACCAAATGAAGTTGCACTTACTGCAGGTACACCATTAATATGTTCTTCTAAATATTTATGTAACAATTCTTTAGGAGAAGTACCTAAAGGTGGTGGTTGTACTGTCTCTGTTTCTTTTAAATTTTCTATAATAGTTTGAAACTCATCTTGTTTTATTCTTGGTGGAGCAATAGGTGTATGTGCACCAATCAGTCTTCTACATTTTTCCATGTCCATTAAATAATTTATGTCTCTAGCTACAACTTGTTTACTCATTTCCCCATCTTGTTTATCGTTAAAATTTACAGTAAATCTAAATTCTGGTTCAGGTTGATAATCTATTCTAATTAAAGCGGACAGCTGCGGAAACTTCTTTTGTTTATCTGACATATAACCAAATTGTCTTTTTGCACATTCAGATTTAATACAAAAATTTCTTATTGGATCTTGATCACATAAATGTCCTGCAGTTGGTTTACGCCAAGATTTTATTTTATCTAATACTTTTTTATCTCCCCACTCTTCATCATATAAAATATATTTTCTTGCACCTTCTAAAACTCTTTTTTCCCAAAGATCTGGGTATTTCTTTTTACAAAACACCATGTAATTAAATAAGAATCTATCTCTTTCATCGGGTAGTTTGTTACTATCATCTATTGTTTTTGATATTGCTTGCAAACATGGTGGACCATCTGCAAATTCTTCTGCACCACCTGTAAGAATTTTACTAATGTGTGCATCAATAAATTCATTTAATTCTTTTTCTGTTTTTAAATTAGCATCAACAACTTTGATATATTGATCAAAAGTAAATTCTGTGCCATCTAAATTTAATGCAACTCGTTCATTTTTATTATAGTATGGTAGGTTAATAAAATTACCATTTGTAAAACTACCATCTGGTCCTGTTCCAAGTTCCGTTTGCTTTGGATATATTTCTGTTGTTGGATTTAATTCTAATGTATATAATAGTTTGTCTAAAAAATTTCTTAAAAAACTAGCTTTGACTTTTTCTTTTGTATGAATGTATAAATGAAGTCCGCCACTTTTTGATTTAACTGGTATGACAGGTAAATTATTCTTTTCTATAATCTCTAAATATTTTCTTGGACTAAAATCTTGATAAGCTTTGGAGTCTATATCAATTGCACCAAAACTAACAAAACCATTGTCATCACAAGGCTGTATGCCAATAGATTTCTCACCCTTAAGATGTTGTAGATAATCCGTTGATGTTAGTTGTTTACCTGCCCAACCGTGTTTTACTTTAAACTTACCTGTTGTTGAATCTTTGTAACCATTACTAACTTCTGCGTATCCATAATCTCTTTTTAAACCGTCAAATATCTGTACAAATTTCTGTTCCATGCGAATTTTTGATGGGCGCTTCCACTCTCGCTTCCACGCCCACAACCTAGGATTCTATTAGTAGTGTGCAGAATCACTTGCTGTTTGTTCTTCACCATGTTTTACTTCAACATCTCCTTTAGAGATACTTTCAGCAAAACCTTTTGCTTGATGATAAAGATCAGCATTTTCTACGGGACCTACTTTACTAACTTCCCAACCAAACCAAGTTCCTTTATCGTTTGATTGTTGAGTAGTCTTCAATAAATACTGATGACTGAAAGAAGCTGGAGTAAACATTCCATTCTTTCCTTTGAGTTTTATGCTTTGCATCATGCTATTCCATTTTCTACTAATCTTTAATTGTGTAGATTTCATGGCAATCAAAGCAGTAGTAGGAACATTTCCTGCCACAATCACAAAGTGTTGTGCAGTCTTTTCAATATAGTTACCGTTCGATAATCTATCTTTGAAATCAGATCCTCTAGTTGTTTTGGTCATGATGTCTGAAGAAGAAGGATAAATGTTTACTGGCGCACCAGATCCATCTTTACCTCTATCTCTCCATTCGACATACTCTAATTTGTAGTAACAAGGTATAATATTAACACCTTTATCACCATTGAAGATTTCACCTGTTACTGAATTGTATATCATTCCAGGTTCAGCACCTTCAACATACTTGCCATCTCTTTTGTTTACTTCTGGAGATAGTTGTCCAAGTATTTTAAGAAATGGTAACGCAAGATCTTCTTGTGTTATTTTATCCATTCCCATATTCGCATCAGCTTCAAATACATTTGTTGCTAGTGCATTTTCTTTTTTCTTGATTAGCTCTTCTTTGCTCATCGTTCGTTCTCCTATTTACTTGTTATTTTAGTTCTGTTTCCTGCGAACACATTAAATAGATCCGTGGGCATCTCTTTCCCAGACTCGAGACGCTCACGAACCAATGCTTTAAGTGTCATTGGTTCAACCTTTAACTTCTGGGTCGGTTGATACCCTTGACCTTGTGCAAGGACAGCATAATCTGCTGCCTTGTTATCCTCGTTACGACCAAAGGAAACAGTAATCTCATTTTTAATAAGATCGCCTAAGCCGTTATTACGAAGCCAGTTAAATGCCTCTTCTTTTTTTGCTGCTGATATTGAGGCACCATAGACAGGTTTAACTTCAACTGAAGATCCGTCTGATAATTTTAATGTAGAAAGATTCATCTCTTGCATCATAGTTGGAATAACTTCTCCAGAGATTACTTCAATATCTTTCTTTAGTTTTTTAATTGCATCTTCTTTTTGAGAAAGATCTTTTTCCATTGCCTGAAGTTTAGTTACTTGTTCTGACAACGAAGCTGCATCATCAACTTTTGTCAATGAGTCTTGTTTATCTTGTTCAAAGTTTATATTCATTTTTTCTCCTTTTTTATCTTTCGTATGTTATTAATAGTTATATAAAATCCTATGTCAAGGCTATTCTTCAATTTTTCCTTTCTCATATAAATTTACTTTTATTGGATAGTACATTTTTTCTTGTCTGTCCCATTTTAAAAAATTAAATTGTCCTACTGTTATATCAGATACAATAGAACAGGCTACACCAATTATGGCAGGATCGCCTGTAAGTAGTAAATAATCATCTTTAGTAAAGTTTTTTAGAAGCTTTCTAAGTTTAAATATTAATGGGCCTGGTGACATTATTATTTGTGAATTTTCTGGTAGTAAAGTTATTAGTTCACCAAATTTAGATGCACCCATAATATTAAATTTAGGTGTACCTAATCTAGTTCCTGGTAACTCTTGAATTACATATACTTTAGATAGAATAGTACCATCTTCAATATAATGTAACTTGTTGTTGTATTCTTTAATTTTCATTATTGACTTTTTTCCTTTCCCGTTCTATATAGCTTATTAGAAAGAAGAAGTAAACATGAATTATAAATTTAAAACTAAGCCTTACAAACATCAATTAGAGGCTCTTAATAAGTCTCATAATAGAGAAGTATATGCGTATTTTATGGAAATGGGTACGGGTAAATCAAAAGTATTAATAGACAATATTGCTATGCTTTATGATGCAGGTAAAATTAATGCAGCTCTTATTGTTGCACCTAAAGGAGTATATAAAAATTGGTACGACTCAGAGCTTCCCACACACCTTGTAAAACACATAGAACATAAAACAGTATTATGGAAGGCTAGTATTTCCAAACAACAAGAAAGACTATTAGATGAATTGTTTACAACAGGAGAAGATCTTCGTATTTTAATTATGAATGTTGAGTCTTTTTCTACAGATAAAGGTGTTGAATTTGCATATAAATTTTTAAATGCAAACAATGCTTTAATGGCAATAGATGAGTCTACGACAATAAAAAACCCTGATGCCAAAAGAACTAAAAATATAGTCACTCTTGGTCAAATGGCTAAGTATAGAAGGATCCTTACAGGATCACCGGTTACAAAGTCACCATTAGATCTGTTTAAACAGTGTGAGTATTTAGACCCAGAATTATTGGGGTATAGTTCTTATTATGCATTTAGAACTAGATACGCCAAACTTAGAACTGCAAACTTTGGTGGTAAGTCTTTTCAACTTGTTGTGGGTTATAAAAATCTTGATGAGTTATCAGAAAAAATAAAACCATTTTCTTCTCGTGTATTAAAAGAAGAATGTTTAGATCTTCCTCCGTATACATATATGAAAAGAACTATACAACTATCTGCAGAACAAAAAAGTGTATATCAACAAATGAAGAAAGAAGCTGTTGCATTTTTAAATGGTAAAAGTATGACTACAGCTACAGCATTAGTGCAGCTGATGAGACTACAACAAATTACTTGTGGTCATTTCAAAGATGATAGCGGAAAAATTCAACAAATAAAAAATACTCGTATCACTGAATTGATGAATGTATTAAGTGAGGTAGAAGGTAAATCAATTATCTGGTGCCATTGGAGATATGATATTGAAAATGTAATTAAAGCAATTACAAAAGAGTATGGTCCAAGATCCGTGGTTACTTATTATGGTGACACTAGCACTGAAGATAGACAAAAGGCTATTAAAGAAATACAAAATCCAGATAGTGAAGTAAGATTCTTGGTAGGTACACCACAAACGGGTGGGTATGGTATCACACTTACAGAAGCAAATACAATGATTTATTTTTCAAATGGATATGATCTTGAGAAAAGAACACAGTCCGAAGCTCGTATTAATCGTATTGGTCAAAAAAGAAAAATGACTTATATAGATATAATTGCAGAAGATACTGTTGATGAAAAAATTGTAAAAGCTTTAAATAAAAAACAAAACATTGCTAGTGAAATTATGGGTGAAGAATTAAAAGCATGGATCTAATAATATTAAACGACGGACTGTATCAATTGATACCTATAACAAAAGAAATTATGGAGGGTATAGTTGTAACTTCTGAAATAGATTGTTTTGCTTTGTGTGATATTTTAAGACTTAAATTATCTGGGTATGTAGATAGTTTAAATCTTCATGTAATGAATGATGGCAGTGGAAATTTTATTGGATGTATGTGTAGTTAATTAACCATATCCATAAGTAAAGTTATAAGAACAGCTCCCATACCACCAACAATCCAATATTCTAATCTTTTTATTCTTTCCTGCATTTCTTTTATTTGTTCAAACGTTTGCTTTTGCATTATTCTACAAAGCTTTTCGTGAGATTCTATTTTTTCTAATGCAGATTTTCTAGCCATTATATTAATTTTTGTAGTTCAATTTGTCTTAATAAATCATTTTGTACATTTCCTATACTTTGATTTACTATACCAGTATTTACAGGAGTATCAAGTCCTTGTGGTACAGGAAGCTCAACTGTCTGTGTAGTTTGAGTATTTATTAACGGTTCTTCACCTCTTAATCTAGATATTGTTGGAAATAATATTGAGTTTATTTTTTGATCTATTTCTTCTCTACTGTCATTAAGATCTATTCTTCTTAGTCTTGTTCTTAATCTTTCCATTGCTCTCACACTTTGTCTTATTTCTGATGCTACTTTAGCTGCTTGAATAGGGTCTTCTATTCTTAATCTATTTACTAGATCATCAAATGTTTCTTCACTAAATCCAGGTACTTTAAAATCTCCATCAATAAGTTGTGCTACTTCTGATTTATTTCTTAAACGTTTTTCTAAAATGTCTTCTACTTTTCTTGAAGAAACACCCATTGTTTTCATGTCTTTTAACACTTGATAAAATACTTTTTGTGCATCAAAAGAATCTAAAATATATTCTTTAAAACCAGCTAATCTTTGTTCTGGTGTAGCATCGACTCTAAATACATTTCTACCAAATTCTCTTCTTATGTTTTGTTTATCTTTACCATAAGATGTAATTAAGAAAGGCATACTATTTAATGGTTTAGCTTCTTCAACACGAACTCCAGCTAACAAAGCACCTAATTCAGTTTTAGCATCTAGTTGAGCACCAAATTGTGTAAAGGTTCCTGTAATTCCTTTATACACTCTTCTAATACTTCTGTTTGCACCAGGTTCTAGTTGTGTAAATAAATGTCCTAAAGACTTATCTATTTTTTCTAATGCAGAATCTTGATCAAAATATATTTGTTTACCATCTCTAGTTTCACCATTTCTAAATGCAATGTCAAACACAGCTTCAGATCCAATAGATTCTGAAACAAAAGGAGTAATAAATTCGGTTAAAGCACCAGGGGTATCTGTTAATCTATCATAAAATAAAGCATCAAACACTATTTGATCTGCAGTTTTATCATTTAATGTACCATTTGAATATGCATTAAACACAGCATTAACTGGTCTAATCATTGAATCATATGGATTTGTGTAAGAAAAATTAAAATATTTAAAGTTTCCATTTAAATCAGATTCGGTTAATGGAATTAGTGTAGCATTTTTTTGATAGTCTGGAGCTGAAGATCTTTGAAAAGCTTTTACTTTTTCATCACTAACACCTGTTATTTTTTCTGCAGTATATGCAATTGTAGATCCAATACCACCAAACACAGCAGAAGTACCCATTAATCTTCTTGCACCCATTTGTCTAATAAATGGATTTGAACTAGTTAATTCTCTTGCACCAATATTAACTAGATGTGCACTTGTCCTTAATATTTCTGCAGGAAAAGCTATAAAGTTACCAATAGGTAATTTTCTAATTGCTTTAATTATTTCTGGTACTTTACTATAGGTAGGTATTGTGTTTGTAACCAAGTAAGCAGATATATCTTTTCCATTTCCAATACTATCAAACTGTTTTACTAAACTTTCTTTTTGGCTTATATCTGTAGTGTTTAAAATTTTTTGATTTATAGCAGCCAACTCATCTGATTTCCTACCTTCTCTTCCAACTGTTTTATACCAATCAATAATATTTTCTCTATAAGCTTGATCTGCTGCAACATTTTTTCCATTGTATTTAAATGCAGTATCTAATGCATCTTGATAAAAATCATCTGCATATAGTTTCCAAACGTTATCTCCACCTTGATATAAATCAAAAGCTTTTTTAACAGTTGGGTTATTCATTAAAGCTGATAAACTAAATTTACCGTCTTTTGCTTGTTGTAAAATAGTTTTAATTTCATTAACCTCTATATTACTATCTATAATACCTCTTTGAACTCTTTCAGATAATATATCTGCCATTTTCGATGCTGAAACTGATTTACCTGGAAATAAATCATCTGCTAGTAATTTAAAAGAATCACCTAAACTTGTTCGACCACCCACTAGCCCACTAGCTAATGCAAAGAAAGATGCAGTTGAAACATTTCTTATTTGTGTCATAGGTGAAAAAACTGTTTTACCAATTTGACCTGTGGCTTTGACTGACATCAAAGCTTTATATAAAGGTATGTCATATAATCTTCCAAATGTTTCGTCTACACCCCTAATAGCATTTGCAATTTCTGGTGTTGTATACAAACCAGACATTTTACCATCTGCTGCTATACCATTGTAAAACATCTTACTTTGAAACTCTTCGCCATATTTTATTAAAGGAACTACTTGTTGTAGGTTATTTGGATTAATTCCTTTTGCTGTAGCTTCATTTGCAGATCTAAAAAATAAACCAGACTCTAATCCTGTGTCCGCTATTCGATCAAAAAAATCTTTTTGATAAACCTGTTTTGCTGTCTGCATAAAAGTATCTGTAACAGCAGCTCTGTAATCTGTAGACGTTTCAAGAAAAGCATCTGTAATAGATTTGTATTTTCTAACATCTACAATATCTTGAATTGTTTGTCCTTTTTTTAAAAGTTCTCCTTCAACACTAGTAATTTTTTCTACAATTTTATCTTTTTTTAATAATGAGTCTGCTTTAACAAAAGTATCTTTTTTTAATTCTTTTGTTGGTATTCTAAATGTTTTAGCAACTGCATTAAAAATAGTGTCTGGAGATCTATTGCTTTCAATAATTTGTCTTTTTAAATACTCCATTCTATTAGTAGCAAATTCATCTAAAGATTTATTCCAAGTTTCACTTGTTCTATCGGTAGTTTTAGCTAAGGTATCAACTTCTTTTGCAATATCATCATTTGTTTTTGTTAGATTTTTAAAAAACTCTTTTGCACCTTTTATTTTTTCAGGATTAAATTTGTAAGATTCATTTTTAAATGCAGAAAATACTTGTTTTAAATATGCACCACCATTAGCTATTATTTGAGAACCTAGATCTCTAGTAGCTTCATCTGTAGATTCTGTTAGTAATCTACCATAATCTTTGCCTAATTTAGTCATTAATTCTTTTAGACTTTTTGCAGAATCTTTTATTGCTTTATTAGGTAATTGATTAAATATATCATCTGCTTCTTTTCCAGAAGTTCTTAAAAAATTAAATATTAAATCATTTTCTGCTTGAGCAATAGGAGTGCTTTTAAATCCTTCTTTGAATCTAACTGAATAATTATTTGCAATATCTTTAAAGTTTTTATCTATATCATCCATTAATTTTATTAATGATTTTTCATTGGCATTAACTAAATTACCAGATTCCTCTAACAATCTTCTTGATTCTACATCAAGTGGTCCTGTAGATTTAAATACATTCTTTATATTATCTAATTTTTTAGCTAATCTTTCTTTTAGAGGAGCATTAGGTGAAGAAGATAAAAATTTCCACGAGTCTGCTTTGGGTATATTTAAAGATCTCATCGCCTTATCAATAGCTTTATCATAACCAACTCCTGCAAGTTTAACTCCTTTACCTAAAGTTTCTGTGCCTATTATTTTAGTCATTGGATTTATAACAGCATAATTTAATCCTCTTAAAGTTTTACCACCAACAAAACCAATTGCTTGACCTGCAGGTTTTATTCCATATCTAAACCCTAATGTGCCTGCAACCGGTAAAGCTGCAGTAATACCACCCCCTAGTAAAGCACCTTCTGCACCAAATTTTATTTTTTGTTTAAATGCCTCTGCTGCTTTTTCAGATCCTTCTAATTCACCACCTTTATAATCTTCTGCATATCCTAAAGTTTGAGCTACTGTTCTATTTTCTTCTGGGTCAGAAACTACAAAATCAGTAACACCACCGATTGAACCATAAAATCCTGCTCTTTTAGCTAATTCTGCGGTCTTACCACCCATAGTAGGTAAACTAGATAATTTAGTTATTTTACTAGCACCTTTTAAAACTTTTATACCTTGTGCTATTTTTACGGCACCCGCTGCAGGCACACCAAACTGTGTAAGAACAGATGTAATATCCCCTAATGCTGTTTCTGTTTCAGGTGTTATTTTTTCAAAAATATTATCAATTGTAGAAATTAAATTAGTATCAGCAAGATAGTCAATTGGCATTGCACCAAGAGTCAATAGTCCTTGAACAGCTTGACTAGCTCCTTTTGCTATTCCAACAGGAACATCTGTAACATAATCTAAGAAACCAGGTTTTTCTTGTGGATCTATTTTTTCTGGTGGTGTTTCTAAAAGAGATTTAAAGAAGGGTTCAGCCATAGTCCTCCTACGCTGTGTTTTGTGGTAATATTAAATTTACACCATATTTCACATTAAATTTTTCTACATCACCTTGTGTTCTAATATACGCAAAGTCTTGTAAAGCTTCTTCACTTGTTGCTACAAGTTTAACAACATCATCTGTAATTTCTTTTGGTAGTCTTGTTCTTAATTGTTCAAAAGTTAAATTAGTTGCAACTGGTTCTGTAGGTGTTTCCGTAGGTCCTCCTACAGCCATTTCAATTCTACCGCCTTCTGCTTTTTTAACTCCTAAATAAGGAGATACATCATATCCAATTATTCCACTAACATTATCTGTAGTAACCCCTTGTATTAAAAGAAGTTGATTAATTCCTGCTATAATTTCTGATTGAATTATTGATTTTTCATTTTCAGCAGCATCTTGTAAACTTGTAATATTTTTATTAACTTCATTAGCTATTTTACCTGCTGTAGTAGCACTTGGTCCAGTTAAACCCGTTTTTATTCCAAGGCCATCTTTAAGTATTTGAAATCTTGATTCTTCTGATTTAGTTCTATCTTTTTTTGAAGCAAGATTAGCATATTCATCAAATCTTCTTTCTGAAAATCCTTTTTTACCTGCAGCTATTTTTGCTTTTTCTAATTCAGTTGTTGCAGCAAAAGCTATTTTAGCCATATCTTTTTTGTCTTTTCTTTTCTGACCCATAATACCTAATAATGATTTATTAAGAGCAGCTGCTTTGTCTGCAATAGTTCCTTCTGTGCCAACAGCATCAGATAATGCTAAAGCTAATCTACCTTTTGTTTCTCTATTACTTGTTCCTAAATATTTCTCTAACCTTTTCATTTGTTTATCATACTCAGAGTCAAATGAATCTTCTACTACCTCACCTCCTACTTCTGTGTCTTTTGATTTAATTTCATTTTTATTAGTTACTACTTTTTTTGCAATTGAATCAAAGTTAACTGGTTTAGGACCTGCGTTTGGTAAAAACTTTTTTTCTTCAGCTTTTTCTATTTCTTTTTTTATATCTCTATCTTTTGTTCTACCTAAAGCTTTAGGATATGTTCCTGTTTCAGGATCCATTAAAAATGCATCTAAGAAACTAATTTCTTCTCCTTCTTTATTTGCTTTATCCATTTTTTTAACAAAGTCTTCATATTCAAAAAGACCTGTTTCATCAAACGTAGAAGAAGGTTCGCTTTTCATAACTTTTAAAGCCTCAGTTGTTTTAGGTCTATTTGCATAAGCCATTATACCTGTTGGAATAAAAGGAGCTGCTAAAGTTGCTGCTGTACTAAAAGATGGAAGAGACATAGGACGAACTTGGGTTAAAAAACGTGCACCTCTTGATCCTCTAGTAAGTCCTTGTCCACTAGGAGGTTTCATTTGAGTTCTCATTTCTTGTTGCACTCCAGGTTCTAAAAATTGAAATCCTGGAAAACCATTAAATGCTTTTATTCTAGGTGTAAGTTGTTCAATTCCAGTTGGCATACCACCACGTCTTAACGAAGGTCTTTTATAAAACATTAGTTACCTCCAAAGATGCTACCTAAACCATATGCTGTTAAACCAACTTGTAAAGCTTGTGATAAAGGACTTGCTGATGCAGGTGCCGGTGCTTGTGTTTGAGTTGTAGTTGGAACACCGCCTGCTTGTGATGCAATACCAGATCCTAATATTCCTAATCTAGTGTATGGTTCTTGATAAGCAAGTTGTGCTTGTTGTTGGGTTGCGTCTTTTAATGCTTGAGAATATGCAAGAGCTCCTGTACCTGCTGAACCTAATTGTTGTGTTGTAGTTGCCGCCAATGATGGCTGTAATGATGCAAGACCTCTTTGTTGTTCAAAGGCTTGTTGTGCTGCGGTCTGTGCTTGACCAAATCCTTGTTGTAATAATTGTGCTTGTAGTGCAGCTCTGTTTCTGTCTGAAGCTGCTTGATACTCGGCTCTTTGTACACCTTCTCTACCACCACCAAATGCTCCTGCTTGAATAGCTTGAGTTGCTATGCCAGTCATACCTTGTTGAGCTTGTCTATCGAATTCATCTAAAGTTGTATCAATTACTTGTTGTTGATAAGGTGACATAAAACTTTGATATGCGCTTGGTCCTGAGTATTGTGATGCTTGATCAAAGAAAGGTTGAAAACCTGCAACACCTGTACCTGTCCCAATACCGGTTACAGCACCAGTTGTTTGATCAAATGTTAATTGACCTAATCCTGCTTGTGTTGCTGCTTGTTGTTGAGCTGCTTGTGTTAAGGGATCAACTCCTGCAATTTGAGGTCCAAGTTCCGCGAGCGTTGGTACACCGGTTGAGCCTGGTGCTCTACCAACACCTTGTGTAAGTAGATCTATATATGATTCTTGAGCCGCTTCTAAAAAAGGTGCTCGTCTAGTGGTTGTTGTGTAATCTTGAACGGCCATTATGCTTGTCCTACTTTTTCTGCTTGTTTCATAAAGTTATATAGCTTTTCTGCGCCTTTATCAACACTTCCGTTACCCACACCTCTAACAGCATCAGCTGTTAATACGAACTCATTTTTAGATAACATTGCAGGCACATCGTCAGCTTTTTCTTTAATACCTACTGGTACAAAACCACCATTTTCTCTGTAATCTAGCTCCATTACACCACCTTGATTTTCTCTAACAGGTATCTCTCCACCCATAGCCATCTTAGGTTTTTTATATTTATTCATTTCTTCTCTTATAAGATCATCAGCTTCTTTTAAATCCAAGCCAAAGTTCTCCATTAAATCATTTCTTTTAGGCATAACATATTCTTCAAAGATAAATTTTCTAGAAGTCATGTCTTGATCATCTCCTGAAGTACCTAAAATAACTTTAGCTATTTCAGCAGCAGCCATATTAGGTGCGTTTTCTGGTATAGGATTTGAAGTTGTTGTATCTACAAACATTGCTGGATTTCTTTTTTCAGCTTCTTCTAATGTTATATTTGGTGTAGGTAATTCTTTTTCTTTACTAGTACCACCAAAACCATTCATAACTAAGTTAAATAAATTTTCATCACTTAGTTCTGGAAATTTTGTTTTTAATTCTGCCATAGCATTTTTAATAGCTATCTCTTTATTGGCACCATTTTCAAAACCAATACGGCCACCTTCTTTTTTACCCATACCCATAATAGCAATTTCTTTTAACACTTTGGCATCAGCAGGATAAGATCCAGGATCATTTAAAATGTAATATAAATTAGGCATTGATTTACTTTTACCCGATGTGCCACTGCTACCAAGTTTTTTAAATAAATAAGCTCTTTCTGCTTTACTAAATGTAATGCCTGCCATTTTCATATCTTCATCTTCTTCATCTTTTTGCATAGACATAATACCTTCGCTGTCTTCAACTTTTTCACCGAATTTAAAACCTATTCTTCCGCCTTCTTTTCTACCACCAAAGAAATTCTTTAAATAACCTTCATATTCTTTTTGTTTTTCTTCTTTTGCGGCTTCGTCATATTCTTCTACAGTTAAATCTACACCAGCTTCATCAGCTATTTTTTTAGCATCTAAATAAGTAAGACCAAAAGATCCTGCAGCAAGAAGAGCTGTCTTGTCTAAAACCCTTTTGCCACCTGGGCCTTCTTTATAAAAGATTGCATCTCCTGCTTTTGCAGCTCCTTCTTTAAGAGCATTTCCTATTTTTGCAGGATCGCCTGAGAATATATCTTGCAAGAATGTTTTTGGACTAAAATCTTTTACAACAGCATCTGTAATTGTTGTATCAATAACACCTGTATCACCCATACCTACAGGAATAAATTTTTCTGGAAATGCTGCTTGCTCTACAAATACTCCAGGATCTGCTCCAGGAACAGGTTGGCCAGCTAATATATTAGATCTATTTACTATACTTTGATCAGCAATTTGTTTTCCAAGTTTTGCTGAATCTGGCGTTGCAACTTCTTGAACACCTGTAACAGGTTGACTAGTTTTTCCAAGTTTGAAACCTGTCTTTGTTCCTATAGGATAACTAAACCCTCCTTTAAACCCTTCAAGTCCACCTCTGAACGCACCACCTTCTGTAAATGGGTTACCTTGAAATCCTGCACCACCTGCATATCTAGCTAGTTGTCCACCACCATATGTTAGTGCTGCACTTTTTAATGAACCACCAATACTACCTGTCTGATCAAAACCGCCAATACCTGCCATAGCTGCTGCCGCTGCAGGGTTAAAAGGTGCAACGAACGGTGCTGCTTTGACTGCAATATCTGCTATTTCATTAGGTATAATTTTTCTTACTGTATCTTTTACTTTATCTAAAATTCCAAAACCTGTTCTACTACCCATAGGTATACCAGTATAGTTACCACCACCAATAGTCCCTGGAGTGACATCCATAATCCCACCTTGTCTCCTTAATTGTCTTCTGATTTGTGATCTAGTTATTGGCATAGTTTATCTATTCTATTTGGTTTTTCCAAAAATATCAAGGCTTGGCATTAGGACTTTTATATCTCTTCGAATATCTTCTTCAGGTACTCCTTTAGATTTCCATTCGTTGTCATCCTTATATTCTTCACCTGTCTTAAGGTTAGTTATTTTTTCTATTATCTTTTCTGGTTTTAACACTTGCATTTTTCCTCCTATGTTCTGTCAAATTCTAGTATTGATACAGTGCCTTCAAATATATCAGCAGAGGCTGCTTGTAACTGTAATTTGTCACTTTCTTCTAATATGATTGTACCATCAGATATAGACTTAGAGTTACCTGCATTAACAGTATGCTCTGCAAATTGATAAGCTCTACCTGCAGAGGTATCATATATAAAAGCTTTTATTTCCGTGTTCCCTGCTCCAACATTCGCTACATGTATATTTTGTATGATGGCTCTAGACTCAGATGGCACAGTATAAATATCTGTGACAGTTGTTGCAGTTAAATCAAAGTTTGCGTTTTGGTATCTATTTGCCATTATGCTGTATTTCCACTACTCATGAACCAAGTAAATCTTTGTTGTTCATCCCTTAAATCTTGTTGAAATGTAGAGTTTAATTTTTCAATTAATCCGTCTAAATCTCTTACTAAAGAATCAGCATCTTGTTGTCTGTATTCTTTATTAGGTCTAGTAAATACTACGGTTATCTTTGCCATTATACTAAATCACTATAAAAAATTGGGTTGCTTGCAGTACCATAATTAAAATCATAGTTTTTTGCAGTTTCTTCATTTTCATCTTCTGCAATAGGAGTTACGTTGCTTACTTCCATTATACCTAGATTATTTCTTGCTCCATCTCCGCCTCCTCTATTATTGATTTCATTACCATAAGCATCTATTTTACCTGCCATTCTAGCTGACATATAATCATCATAATTTAAATTTGTTTTACCTGCAGGTACAACTTTTTCATTATAGAAATCTAAATTATTTATAGGACCAAATTTACTAGCAAATTTTTTTGCTAAATTTAAAGGAGTTGGAAGTTTATTATAAAAGTCTACAGCTTTTTGAAAAGCGCTAGGCTCATAAACAAAATCTCCTAATCCATCTGGGCCTGTTCTACCTGTTGGATCAGGTCCTCTATATCCTTCTGTAATACCTGTTGGTGAAGTTACATTAACTTTACCAGTCATAATATCAGAAGCTCTTTGTTTATTTTTATCGGTATCACCAACTCTATTTCCACGATCATTTGGTCCACCTGGACTTGCATCATAACCACCAAGATCACCTTGTAATGACATGATACCACCAGGACCTGTGTTAGGTTTTCCTTTTAATGACCCATATATATTTGCATCTAATAAAATTTTTTGTTCTCTTGGAGTAATGTAAGCTAATTCAGCTACAACGTGATCTGGATCTGATAACCATTTTTTAGGAACAGTCACAGTTTCTTGTTTACCAAGATAGTTCATTCCACCACCTTGTTTTACAGGTTTAATTTTATTTTTTTCTTTTTCAGTTAATCTTTGATCTTTATATAAACCTTTATCTATCATTATCTTCTACCATCTGGTTGTGTATCTAATCTGAACGTGCCAAGTTTCCAACTTTGATTAACAGCTGTATTAGCTACCTTTAAAGATATGGCTCTTGCTCTTGCACGAGTATCTACCTTATCAGTAGATGAAGTAATTGTAAATGGCCCTAGTGGAGAACTTGCTTGAGAACTATTAGGGTAATTCTTTAATTGTAGTGTTACTTGAGTATTACCTGTTTGAGATAAAAAATCTGGTACAAATCTTCGTATTTTCATTAAATATTCTCCGTCTCCTCTAAAATCAGAAACACCTGTCATTTGTCCTTGTCTAGATCTTGCTTGAGTAATATCAAAATCTCCAGATTCAATATTAGATGTAATTACATTTATGCCATTAGCTAATGCTTCATCAGTTCCTTTTTCGTGTTCAAAGTATATTGTGCTTCCTTCAGTATTACCCACTACATCAAATGATGCATCATCGTCTGCAGTGAAACTAGTTGCATGAGGTAGACCAAATACAGACGAATCTTGCCATGCACCTCTTGCTAAAGTTCCTGTTGTCCACACAGGTCTTTGAGGAGTAGAATCTAAATAGTTATATGTTACACATCTATTAATAACAGTTGAACTTTCAGTGCAATAAAACCAAGTAATCTCACCAAACAAATTATTTAGTCCGACATTAATTAATTGATTGGCTGTTGTATTTAAATCATTAAATACAAAATCTTCTACTAAACATTTCATAGTTTCTAGATTACCAGAATATTTAAAAAAACCATTTTCTGAAAACCAATATGCAGCTCCATCAACTTCTAATGCAGCATTCTGTCCAATCAATCCGCAGTTCGTTCCTACTTGTTGAAAACCAAAAGTAAATGGTTGACCAATAAATCTCATAGTAAATAAAGATGTATCTGTCCAAACATAGATTGCATCCCTACCTCTAACAGCACCTACAATTTTAGACCCGTCAGCTAGTCTTTGTGTGCCTGCAGTATTAACTGCTGTTGGTTGATAAGTATTAATATCTTCTTGGTTAGAAAATCTAATAAACATTTCATCTTGTGTAGAAGGTGTTCCAATCGTTGTTTCTGTTCCAAAGAATACTAAATGACGGTCAGGTGTAGAGACTAACATATCTCTAGATGCTGTTGGTGCACCTGATATAATAGTTGCTCTATTAGTTACAGCATTTGTTGCATTTGAGTCCCATTCAAATACTTGTGCATTATGAATTAGTGCAATTACTTTATCACCAAAATTATCAATAGACCATAAACCAGGATCTACAACTAAATCTCCTGATGCAGCTTCACCCCATGCAATGTAATCAGAACTATTAAGTACGGTCGCACCATTAGAATGTGTTGCAGCTGTTGTATTTCTAACTCCTCTTGTAACACCTGTTAAAGTGTTGCTACTTATACCTGTGTATGAAATTTCTTCTGATCCTATTTGAATAAAGTTTGTTCCTGAAGTTGGAAACAAAGATGCATCTGTTAATACAATAGTAGTTGTAACAGCATTGATACCACCATTTAAAGTAGTGGTTGCTTCACCTGTTACTGTTCCACCCCAAGAAGCTAGTCCCCAACCAAAACCAGGTAATTGTTCTGCAGGTCCTACTGGATAATAATGTTGAACTCTAATACCACCCGATGTTGTTGCACCTGAACCTGTTTCATTAGAGGGCATAGTAATAGTTAGGGTAGTTGCTGTTGGCACAGATGTCACCATAAATTTTTTATCATCAAAATCTGATGCTGAATAATTTGAATTAGTAATTGTCGTAAAATTATCTAAAAGAATAATATCGTTTTCTTGAATATTGTGATCTGTGCTAAAAGTTATAGTAACTGTTGCTGATCCATTCGTCGTGCTAAATGCATTAGAAAGAGTTGTTGTAGATTTAATAGGATGTATGTCATAAAATACACCACCAGTATATGCATATAAAACTCTATTTGTACCTATTATAGCGAACTTGTTACCAGATCTATTAACTAAGTGATGCAGAGCCCTTGCAGCTCCTGTAAGTTTTGATTCACCTAATTGTGACCAACCACCTATCTTCTCTGGTGTGCCATATCTAAAACGTACATTATCTCCTCCGACCCATTGTCCTTCGGCCGTGGTTTCTGTAATCTGTTTATTGAATCCAGGTTGAAATCCTATCTTTTGTAACATATGGCTCCATTATAATACTATTTTACAAATGATGGTAGACCTAACATAGGTCTTCCGTCAAATCTGTTTTTATCAGCAAATGGGCCGTTTACATGATTATAATGTAGAAATACTTGGCCACAAATGTTCCCGTCAAAAGGCTCTCGCCAATGTTCGAGTTCACAGCCACTATATACTAACATATCACCTACTTCAAGCAAGACTTTTGTGCCTTTGGGTGCGTTGGGCTTATGTATGTTTTTATACTCGTCTATGACGCTGTCAGCCCCCGTACCGTCGATAAATATAGGCCAAGGATCTCCACCTAAGTTTAGAGTCGTAGATATTTCACAACTAGGTCTATCTTTATGTCTTCGTAGTTCATCACCTTTTTTATATGCTCTAGCGTAAGAGTAAGTAGGTATTAGATCTAGTCCTGTATGTTGTTTCATTACAGGCAACATCTTAACTAGTAATGTATCCATTACAAAGTCACCATAACAAGAATAAGTATTAGGTATCTGTTGATCAGTCCATGTTCCAAGGATCGGGGACTGTGAATGTATGTTATTTTCATACATAAATCTTGTTGCATCTCTTTTAAGTAAAAAATAGTTAAGTATAAAATTAGCCATGTCGTAAGACAAAGCTTTCTTAATTACTTGATATTTGTGATCTCTAAACATTAAACCCTTTCTGTAAAAAATTAAACGATACTGATATTCTTATTTCATTACTTAAGTTTGGTTCAACACAATGCCAAAGCCATGCTGGAAATATAACTATTCTACCTTCTAATGGATCTACACGAACCTCTCTCCATAGATGTGAAGGTGGTTCTCCTTCTTTTCTTCTTGGCATAACCATATGTGCCGATGCTCTTGGTTCGTTAAATACTATTTGTCCAGAATTTTTAGGTGCCTTAATATAATACACACCACTAAAATGAGAGTTAGGATGTAAGTGTGGTCGGTTATATCCACCTGGTGGATTGATGTTGGCCCACATATTTCCAATAACAGGTTCACTATCTAACCATTCTTCTTGAAATACTTCACTTTGCATTTTAAATAATTCATCAACTAATGGTTTGAACACTGGTATTTGATGCATATTAGTTTGACTATGCCAACCATTCATATTAGTTCGTTTGATTCCTTTATCTTTATCAGCCCAAGCAAGAACTTCTTTTTCAAAAAGTCTGTTGTCTAGATTAACATCTTTAGCATATATAATAGTTGGAAAGTATGCAGCTTTAATCATCATTTAAAAGGTGTCCCTCCAAACCACATAACCAAAGATTTTCTGTTGCCACGTATTACAGGTTTAACTCTGTGTCTAATAAATGATGCAAAGAACACAGCATGTCCTTGTTTTATTTTTGCAACTTTACCCTCAGCCATTAATTCTAAATCACCACCTTCAAATTCATTCTCTGGTGATAATAAACAAGTCATAGATATTTTTCTTACAGGTGGTTCGTGTTGCATGTTCACATCATTATCTACATGCCAGTCATAGAATCCTCCTTCTGGATATTCTGTGTATTGTGCCATTTCAGTTATTGTCATTCCGTCAAAACCAAAATGATTACCGTTTGTGGTTTTCATAATACGTTCAATGTCTTTATACATGTCCGCCATTTTTTTAAATGGTATCCAACTAATGTGTGAGGTTCTAGTTTTAGTATCTACGACTCCACCTTTAATACCTTTATTACTTCCAACACTCGCATCATTTCTAGGTTCCGCACGTCCAGCTTGAATAATCATTTTACATTGTTCTGGTGTAAATATTGGTTGTGTAGTTTCAACTATAAAAGATCGCCATCGTGGTTCTGTTATCATATTAATATCCGTATTCTACCCATCCCGTTATTATATATTTGTCATTTGATAGAGGAGGGTTGCCTCTATGAACGTGTGTAAACTGTGCAGGCCAAACTAACATAGTATTTTTTTCAGGTTTAAATCTACATTTTTGATATAAAAATTCTGTTTCTCCACCTTCAGTCACATCATTAAGATAAACACTAAAAGCTAGTATTCTATTTCTAGCTTTCATCTCTGCATTTTCACAATGCCACATATGATAACCTTCACCTACTTTAGTTTTTTGAATTTTTACTTCTAATATATTATGTGTAGCTAATTTTTTTAGGTAGGAATATTTTTGTACATACAGAGGGTATACATCTTTAAAAAACATATCTATAAAAGGTTTGTTATTATAAGTCATTGGAACATTGGTATCTCTAATAGTATCTATTGAATTATCAGATACTAACGTTTCATCTACTTGCCTTGGATACACTGCACCTTGTTCTTCACACTTATTAAAATAATTTGTATAATCATCTATCAATTGATTTGGCATAAAGTTTTTAAATAAACCAATGTGGTTATCTATGTAATATTGTTTGTCCATTACACTGCACCTCTATTTCTAATCGGATCAAAATCTACATCACAGTTTGCAGCTAGTGTTCGTCTAGTCTCATCAGTTCCATTAAAAGGATATACACAGTGTCTCATATCATATGGAAATATATAAAAGTCTCTAAGGTCCATTGGTGGCTGATAATCTATCTTAGCAAACTGACCATTAGCTGCTCCTAATATTTGTAGTCTACCATTCTGTTGTATATGTCCTGCTGAGTATTCTTTACCATAGGTTGATGGTAGTTTTAAAATCATAACAGAAGATAAACCAGTAAATAACATACCTCTATGAATGTGTGCAGGATTATATTCGTGTTGTTTCATTTCATTAACCCAAATAGAATTTAAATGAGTTTTGTAATCTCTAATTTTATTAAATGCTAGATAGTGTTTAAATA